GTCAAAAATATGGATTTTGTTTGTTTGTTAACATAGTGAACATTGAAGCATGGCAAGAAAGAAGGCTCCCGACACGAAAGCCGACTACGCGCAAAGCAATCGCGAACGGTCGGCGCGCATCTCGCGTGAGAAGAGCGCGGCCGCTCGGGACTGCGGACCTATCCGCGCCGTCGTCGATCCAGTTCGGCGTGCGAAGTGTCGAGAGTCTCTTGAGTTGTTTTGCCGAACGTATTTCAACGAGAACTTTTCGCTACCGTTCTCGGCGGACCATCGAACGGTGATTGCAAAAATCGAATTGGCGGTCATCAAGGGCGGCCTGTTCGCTGTGGCGATGCCGCGCGGATCAGGCAAGACGACGTTGTGCGAAACGGCGACGCTGTGGGCCATTCTCTATGGCTGGCATCCGTTCGTCGTGTTGATCGGCGCTGACAAGGACAGCGCCGTGCAAATGCTGGCGTCGATCAAAATCCACCTCGAAGGCGGCAACCTTCTCGCCGCCGATTTCCCCGAAGTGATCCAGCCCATTGAAGCACTGGAAGGCGAGGCGAAGCGATGCGCCGGCCAGACATGCGACGGCGAGCGCACGTCGTCACAGTGGAGCAAAGACACGATTGTTCTACCGACGATCAAAGGCTCGATAGCTTCCGGCGCGATAATTCGCACAGCTGGCATCACTGGCCGAATCCGCGGTCTGAAATTCACGCGGCGCATCGACCGCAAATCAATTCGCCCTACCCTCGTGCTCGTGGACGATCCGCAAACACGCGAGTCGGCGTACTCGATCTCGCAGTGCGAGACGCGAGAAAGAACGGTCGCTGCGGACATCCTTGGTCTCAAGGGGCCTGATGGCAGGCGCATATCTGGCGTGATGCCTTGCACGGTCATTCGCCAAGGCGACATGGCCGACAGGATCCTTGACACGAAAATTTATCCCGCGTGGAACGGCTCGCGGATGAAGATGCTCTACGAGTTTCCCGCGGCCAAGGAATTGTGGGAAGAGTACAAGACCCTGTTGACCGACTTTAATCCGCACATCCCTGGCGATTCCGCCCGTGCTGAAAGCGCAGCATCAAGCTACTACTTCGAGCACGCCGACGCGATGAACGCTGGCGCCCGTGTCGCTTGGCCGGAACGGTTCGACCCACACGAATTGTCAGCGATCCAGCACGCGATGAACCTTTACATTCGCGACGAAAAAGCGTTCATGGCCGAATACCAGAACGAGCCAATGCCCGACGTGATCGAGGCGGAGGCGTCGATAAAGCCCGAGGACGTTTTCGCGAAGCTCAACGGCATCCCACGCGGCGAAGTGCCTGTCACATGCTCGCAACTCACCGCGTTCATCGACGTTCAAGGCGAGGCGTTGTATTGGGTCTGCGTGGCCTGGGAACCTGGGTTTGGCGGCGCGGTGATCGACTACGGCACGTTCCCTGACCAGCGCGTTCAATACTTCCTGCTCAACGATCTGAAACAGCCGTTGTCCCGTGTTTTCGGTGGCAGCCTGGAGAGCAATATTTACGGTGGCCTGTCGGCCTTGACGACGCACATTCTCGGCAAGGATTGGCCACGCCAGGACGGAACGACGATGCGCGTTGAGCGGTGCATGATCGACGCGAACTGGGGAGACTCGACGGCCGTCGTGCGCCGGTTTTGCCGTGAGTCCCCGTTCCGTCAAGTGTTGCTGCCGTCGCACGGGCGTGGCCTTGGCGCGTCGTCGCAGAGCATGCTTGACCGCAAGCAAAAGGACGGCGAGCGGCTCGGGCTCAATTGGTCCGTCGCGCTCAACGTGAAGGCGAGCATACGACAAGTTACCTACGACACCAATTTTTGGAAATCGTTTTTGTCGCTCCGAATCAAAGCAGCGATGGGAAGCTCTGACTCGCTGACTGTGTTCGGCGACGATAAGCACGCCCACCGGATGTATGCCGACCATTTGTCGGCGGAGTCGCCGACGCGAGTCACGGCGGAGCGATCAGGCCGCGTCGTGGACGAATGGAAGCTGATACCGAACAGGGAAAACCACTGGTTTGACTGCACAGTTGGGGCTGCGGTCGCGGCGTCGATTCAGGGCGTTTCGCTGGCTGGCGTGCATCAGCCAACCAGGCCAAAGAAAGCGAAAAAGAAAATCGATCTTGGGGCGTGGTATGCGAAAGGAAGCGAAACAAAAAATGAGCGATGAAAAAAAGGGAATCGTCTGCCAGAAATGCGGCTCGGCAAATCTCAAAGTCGATTGGACGCGGAAGAAAAAAGACAGCCGCGTCCGCGTTAGATCGTGTGTCGCTTGCGGATTTCGACCGATAGTCACGGTCGAAAAGGCAATCAATGCTTGCCGGTAAAACTACTTACGAAAAAACACCTCATTACCCCTATCGCCGTATTGTGTTGCCTTCTCTTGCGTCGTCTAATGGATGTATCGCAAATTCCAGGGGAGGCAGGCCATGGCGCTCGAGGATGCTGCCACTAATCCAACAATTCAAGTTCAGACTTCAAGCGGCATGGTGACCGTTGCCGGCCTTGATTCCCAGATTGCGCTTGACCGATACCTCGCAGCCAAGAAAGCCAAGAAAGCCAAGCTGCGCGGCCTCAGTTTCGTCAAATTGATTCCCGCTGGCCCGTGTCCGGACAACATGGCGGCGGGCATTTCTCTCCGCAATTTTGACGGGGGAATCGGCTGATGTTTGGATGGGTCCGGAATTTGTTCGGCGGCAATCCCGTGGTGCAACGCACCACGGCGAAGGCGTCGCAATTCATCCAGGCGCGATATGAAAACGCACAGGACAACGACGAGAACGCGCGAGCATGGGCCATGTCCGACTATCTGTCGGCCAAGGCGTCGAACTCGTTTATGGTTCGTCGCAAGCTCCGTATGAGGTCACGGTACGAGGTAAGCAATAATCCTTATCTGTTCGGGATCAACAACAGCAACGCCGACGATTTTGTCGGCGCTCACGGGCCGAGTCTGCAATGCCTGTTGCCGTCCGATTCGCGGAATAGACGGATTGAAAAATCATGGGCCGAATGGGCGGCTGCCGTTGGCCTCGTCGAGAAGCTGCGCACGGCGAAACTGGCCAAAAACATTGACGGCGAAGGCTTTTTGGTGCTCAAAAGGGTGAGCGACCTTGATACCGCGGTGCAGATTTACCCTGTGGACATCGAAGCCGATCAGGTGACGACGGCAGCGCCATCGGACCTGTCGCAACTGTGGGTCGATGGACTCACGCTGCATCCGATCACAAACCGGCCAGTGTCGTACTCGATCCTTCGCTCGCACCCTGGAGACTTCTTTTTCCCGGGCATGAACCCGCTCGCGTGCGACACGATCAAGGCGAAGTACGTGATTCATTGGTTCCCGAAATTTCGTCCGGGCCAGGTGCGCGGCGTGCCAGTGTTCACGCCGTCGCTCGACCTGTTTAGCGAGCTTCGTGCGTATCGTCGTGCAACGCTGCAAAAAGCGCAGATTTCCGCAAACTTGACGGCTGTCCTCGAGACGGAATCGCCAGCGATGGACCTTGACGAGGAGGCGGAATCGTTGGCGGCTGGGACAAAGGCCCCGATCGATCGCGGCATGATGACAGCATTGCCGGCCAATGCCAAGCTCAAGCAGTTCGACACGGGCGATCCAGGAACGTCGTACGAAATGTTTCAGGAAAAGTGCTTGAGCGAGGCATGCAGGCCGCTTGGTTATCCGCTCAATTTGGCCCTGGGAACGTCGCAAAAGTTCAATTTCAGTTCGGCGCGGCTTGACCATATCAACTATCGCGCAGCGTTGACAGTTGAACGTGCGGAGTGCGACAGGGTTGTTCTTGAGAAGATTTTTTCCGAGTGGCTCGACGAAGCAATCATGATCCCTGGGCTGATTCCGGCAGGAATCAACAGCGTCGCGGACGTGCCGCACTCTTGGTACTGGCCAGGCTTCGAGCCGCTTGACGTCGCCGCTGACGCCAAGGCCGACCATGACAGGCTGGCCGGCGGAACAATGACGTTGCAGCAATTCTGGGCGTCGCGTGGCCAGGATTGGAAAGACGTGTTACGGCAACTTGCGGAAGAGCGCGACGAAATCGAAACGTATGGCCTTGTGTTTGGCCAGCCCGCAAAGGTCACAGTAGCGCCAGCGGACGCGGGAAATCCAGACAGGGAGATACCAGCGTGAACAGAAAACAACGGCGAAAACTTGAAGCGATGCGCCGGAACAAAAAGAAAATCACGGCGTCCGTCGCGACCAAAAAGCCTTTTACCATGGCTGGCGAGGCTGGCATTCAGGCGGCATCCGGCGAGGGCCAATTGCCTTCGTTCCAGGGCAACGCCTACACCGGCGCGGTGATTCAGCCGTGCGGATGGTATGGTTCGCTAGTCGTCGATCTCGCGGGCGTCCGGTCAAGCTCGCAACAGCGTCCGGTACTGCGCCAACATGATCACGAACAGATCGTCGGCCACACGACGGCAATCGGCGTTGATGGCGGTGGAATCAAGGTTGCTGGCGTTTTCTCCGGGCAGCAAGAGCACGTCGATAAGGTCGTTGTTCCCGCGAAAAACGGGTTCAAGTGGCAGCTGTCGATAGGCGCTGACCCGGTTCGCGTCGAGTACCTCGAAGCCGGCGAAGAAACGATAGTCAACGGGGCCGTCGTATGCGGTCCTTGTACGATCAGTCGCGAGACTGAATTGGGTGAAATTAGTTTCGTGCCGCTCGGCGCCGACGACGCAACGTCGGTATCCGTCGCGGCACAAAAAAAGGGGGACGAGATGAATCCATTTAAGCTCGCGCTGAAGTCGGCGATATCCGAAATCAAGGCGAAAGGCAAGGCCCCGATGTACTCTCACGAGGACATCGACGGCATGACCGACGACGAAGTCAAGAGCGTGATGTTGTCGATCTTTGAAAACGCTGACATCACGCCAGAGAGGCCGATCCAGGCCGGCGTAGCGACTCTGGATCGCGCCGCCCTCACGGCGGAAATCGCGCGATGCCGCGAAATTGATGCGCTGTGCAAGCGCCACGGAATCGACAAGATCAAGCTGGCCGATGGCAACGAAGTTGTGCTGTCCGATCATGCTGCGGCAGACGGCTGGACGGTTGACCGCGTCAAGGGCTACGTGCTCGACCACATCCGCGCCGAACGGCCAAGTACGCCAACGGTTCCGGGCGGACTGGCGTTCTCGACGTCAACGCCAGTCGTGAGCGATTCGGTTTTGGAAGCAGCGATTTTCCAAGGTTCGCGGCATCAATACCAACTCGAAAACGACTCGTTTTACCTGGACAACGTTCCCGGAGGCCCGGCGTTTCGTCGCGTTCCCGAATACCTCCAGCGGCAAACGCAGAGCGAAATCAAGGCCCGTTACAACGATCAGGTTCAGCAGTCGGCGCACACGCTGTTCCGTGGGCGGATTTCGCCGAAGCAGTTCTTCAAACTCGCGCTGAAATCACTCGGCCATCATGGCGATCTGGACCTGTCGAGTGAAAGCGGCGTCCGCTCCATGATGCAATCCTGGGACCATCTGGAGCGCAATCGCATCACGGCGGAAGGCAGCAGTAACGTGAGCGTGTCGAACGTGCTTGCCAACGTCATGGGTAAGTTCGCGCTACAGGGATACCTGTACGTGGAACAAGCCTGGCGCCAGATTGCCGGTATCAAACCGGTCAACGACTTCAAGCCGATCAAGTCGATCAACTTACTCGGCGACGCGATGTTTAAGGCACTCGGCTCGAATAGCGAATTGGCTCACGCTTCGCTCGGCGATCAAGCCTTCAGCAACCAGGCAGCGCCGACAGGTCGAATACTGACGATTCCCTACACGCACATCGTCAACGATGATCTCGGCATGTTCTCTCAGGTTCCCATGAAAATGGGCCAAGGTGCAGGCCTGGCGCTCAACGATTCGTTTTGGACGGTCTGGGCGAACATGGCCGCCGGCACGGTCAACGGCGACGACGGCAACGCCTTCTGGCGCACCACGTCGAGCACGACCACGGCGGCGAAGCTCAGCGGCACGGCCTACAAGCCGAACAAAACCAGCGGCGGCGGCTCGGCTCTCAGTTCCACTTCGCTGGCGACGGTCAAGGCCCTGTTTGACAACCAGGTTGATCCGAACGGCAATCCGCTCGGGTTCAATGGCTTCAAGCCAATCATGCTTTTCGGCCCGACGAACTGGCCGACGGCAATGAATCTGCTCTACGCCTCGTCGCTCGTCTACGGCGGCTCGGCAAGCGGCGCGGCCACGCCGAACAACAACCCATGGGCGGGTTACTTCGAGCCGGTCATGTCGCGATACATCGAAAACGCCAGCTACGTCAACTCGACGACGGCGTGGTGGATGCTGTTCTCGCCGATGGTTTTGCCGGCGATCGAAGTGTCGTTCCTCAACGGCGTTGACGTGCCGAGCGTGTTGCAGGCCGGGCCTGATTATCAGTTCGACCGGCTTGGCATCTCGATCCGCGGCACGATGCCGTTCGGCGTCAACCAGCAAAACTTCCGTGGCGGCGTTTACTCCGTCGGCGCGTAACCGTCAACCTGATTGGCGTGGCGAGTTGCCGCGCCATGTTTTCAGCGAAAATACAAGCATTTTTGGGGGTTTTGGCACATGTCAGCATCAACGATAATGAGGGGCGGCAAGCCTCTCCAAATCAATTTCGACGCAGGCGGATCGACCTACGCGGCTGGCGACGTGATCGTCAGCGGCAAGTTGCCGCTTGTCACGTCAAACGACATTCCATCGTTCACCGGCGGGGCGACGCTTGACAGCGTTTCGCCTGGCGGCGGAATCTACGAGGTTGTTGCCGACGGCGCACTCGCTCCCGGCGATCGCGTGTTCTGGGATGCGTCGGCCAAAAAGGTGACACTCACGGCAGGCTCAAACAAGCACTTCGGCATTGTCGTCGGTGGCTCAAGCGGCCGTGTTGACACTGGCCTGCCGGCATCCGACGGCGACCGTTGCTGGGTTCTCCATAAACCCGTTTGCGACGCGGTGCAAGCGGTTGGCATCGGGGCATCGACGGCAGCCGCAGGCAGCACGTACGCGGATGCCGGAGCGTTGCCGGCTGGCACGGCAAGAGTGTACCCGACGACTGCTGCCGACGACACCAAGGGTGTCATCATCGACGCGGCGGACAAGGTCACGGGACGCACGCTGTTCATCGGCAACGGTGTCAGCAACAAAATCCTGAAGGTCTACGGACCCGCTGGCGCGGTCATCAATGGGGCGTCAGCCAACGCCGCGTTTTCCTCGGCTGCGGGCAAAGGCGTGATTATCACGTGCCTGTCCGGCAGTGGCAACACCTGGTTGGCATGGTAAGAGGGCGACCGTGTCAAACATGCTCGACGATGGGCTGGCGTGGTTCGCTGAACGAATAGCGGCCAGCGCCAGCACACAGGTGAAATACTGTCGCGGCGCGTCGTCGATCACGATCAACGTGGTCCCGATGCGCCAGCCAACGGCCGTTGTTTCGACCGCTGGGCCGGCGATAGACCCAGCGAAAAGCGAGCGTGAATTTTCGATCAACCTCGATGACATCTATTCGTTTCTCGGCGGCACGATGCCGGTGCAAGGTGATTTTTTGGTTGAAACGGTTCGCGGCGTGCCAAGGATTTATCGCATTTCCGCTCCGTCCGTCGGTGGCCAGTGGTGGCGATGGGAGACAGGGCGACGGGCGGCCAACGCCCGAATCATCGTCAACACGAAGGAATCGACCTACATCGCCGGATCGGCCAACGTCGTTGGCGCGGTCGGCACAGTTTTGGCCAGTGGTACTTCCTACATCGCCGGATCGGCCAACGTCGTTGGCGCGGTCGGCACAGTTTTGGCCAGTGGTACTTCCGCATGATCGCGACCGATTGGACGCTGACGCTGAGAGACGCGATCAAGGAAGATCTGAACGCGAATCTGTTGCCGTTGAACCCCGAAGCGGTGACGGCGTTCGTTGGCTACACGCCACGAGACACGGAACTTTTGCAGGTGATGGTTGGCTTGGTTGGTGTGGAGTTTAGCCACGTTGACGGCGGCGACATCAATACGGACCACTGCAAGATTGTGGTACTGGCTCGCAAGCGAGTGGAGATTCACGACACGGCGCAGATTGACGCGGTAACGAATCTGATGCGAGCGATTCAGAGCAGGTATGACGTTGACGTGAAAACGGCCACGGTCAGCGCACAAACGGCGGGCGTTGGCGGCGAAATCACGCTGACCGAAAAGCACACGGGGCCGTTTTACTCACAGCACTTGCTCGACACGACCTTTTACATTCAGTTGGCGACGATTTTGATTTTCCGCAACTGGGTTGACCGATGAGCGAACTGAAAATCACGGCTCAAACGACGTTCGATGTCAACGGAATGTTGTCGGCTGAGCAAAAGGCGAGCAAGAAATTCCTGTACAAGTTCGGCGCGTACACCCGCCAGATTGCTCGCCGGTCGATCAAGAAAGGTGAGCAGGTAGAGCGCTCGCCACCAGGTGCGCCGCCGGTGGGCCACGACGAGGAGTTGTACAAGAATTTCATTGAATTCGGCGTCGGCGTCAATTCGGTTTCGATAGGTGCGTTGCTCACGAAGTCGAACCAGGCCGAGCTTGTGCCCGAGACCATCGAATACGGCGGCGTGGTGGAGCTCTTCGAGAAAGACCCAAAGACCGGCAAGACGGTGCGAGTCGTCCGCGAGGTCGAAGCAAGGCCAGCCATGAGGTTGGCGTTTCAGACTGCAGCAGAAAAGAAAATTCCCGAACTGCTTGAAGGCAGCATTGCAAACGAGGTTTGACCATGACCAGGCCACTCGGAACCGATTTGACCATTTGCCGCAACACCAGCAGTCCGGCAAGCTGGAGCGCACCCGCATGGACGAAGGTACGCGGGCTTCACGACATCAAGCTCGACATTTCGCCGGGCGCGATGATTAAATCTTCCGATCGCGGATCGGGTTTCGATACCGAGATTCCGGCGCGTCTCAAGATCGCCGTCGATGGGAACATGCTCTGGAACCACGGCGACGGACAAAAGGCGATCCGTGACGCCTTCGTGAATCAAACGCCAATCGAGTTGGCCGTGCTGTTCGGCACACCGGCGACTGGCAAAAAAGGCGTCCACATCGAATGGGCGGTCACGCAATTCAACGCCGACTTCCCGCTGAACGACGGGCAAAAAATCGCGTTCAAACTCCAGCCGTCCGCGCTCTACACGAACGCGCCGGTTTACGACTACACCGACGCCTCGGCGGATCCCGGCACGGCTGAGACTGTTTCGCCAAAGCGCACTGGCGCCGTGGCTGTTTTGGCCAAGGCGGACGGCACGCCAATCACCGCAGCGATGGACATCAAGCTCAATCTGCAACCTGCCGGCGTTGTCGATATGAGCGACCGCGATTCGATCGTCGATGTTGTCATGCCGACACGGTTCAAGGTCGAGCCGGAATTTTCGTTCTTATGGAATCCTGGTAACAGCGATCTTGCGGCAATCCGCACGGCAGTGCTAGCGGGCACGGGAATCGAGTACTTCATTCTGGATGGCCCATACGCCACGGCGGGCAGCTGGGGCGTGCATTCGACGTGGGCGATTTCCGGATTCCCGCTGGACGCCAAGCTCAGCGATGGCCAGCGAGTCACAGTCAAATTGACGCCGCATGGCGACGGCGCGACCGCGCCGGAATTCAAGACCATTTCGTAAAGGGGTATGAGTGGACATTCGCCAGTTTACCGACGCCACGGGCAAGGCGTGGCCGATCAAAATCGTCTGGTCAACGTTCCGAGACATCAAGGCCGCGACGGGCATCGACCTGGAAACGGTGTTGCCGAAAAAGGCCGACGACAAGGCCGCGTCGCTCCAGCCATTGAACGACATTGTCACCGATCCGATGACGTTTTTCGGTGTCTTGTGCGCGGTTCTCAAACCGCAGGACCAAGACGCATTCGGTGCGAGTCTCGACGGCAACGCTTTCGCGGATGCTGGGCTGGCGTTTATCGAGGCATTGAGCGATTTTTTCCGCGATTCCTTCCGGGGTCAAGTGCTTCGGAAGGCGACGGCGGTGATGCGAGCGGCGAGCAATCGGATCCGGAAGGAATTCGACAAACTCGACGTGGACAAGATTGTGAACGAGGCGGCGGACGAGGCCTTGAAGAAATTGTCTGGCGATCAGCCGGTGCCGCCGGCGTAGCGAACCCAGACCCCTACTCGCTCCGCGAACTGCTCTGGATGGCTCACGGGCGCGAGGAACTGGAATGGTCACGGCATTCGGCCTTGTTGTCGCTGACGCAGAATCTGCTCGCCGTTGTTCACAATTTCGCGGGCGGCAAGCCAGCCATGAAAGGCCATACGGCAGACGATTTCAATCCGTTCCACGTCGCCGGCAAGGCCACTGAAATCGAAGACCAGAACGATAAGGCGTACGAGTTTTTGCACGGGGGCAACCGATAATGGCCGCGCAGCGTAGCGTAGAAATGGGACGCGGCCACGTCACTTTGGCCACGGACAAAAGCGCATTCGTCAAGGGCCTCGAAGAGGCCCGCGCCGAAATGAAGGCGTGGGGCGATTCGCTCGGCAAACTTGGTGCGTCAATCGTGGCGATGGGAGCGGCGATTGTCGCACCTTTCGCGGCGGGTCTGGCGATCTTTGCCGAGACGGGAGCCGCGCTCAACTCGACGGCGCGTCGCGCGGGCGTAGGCGTCGCGGAACTTGGTGGCCTGGCGGCTGCGACGGGCGGCGATCTTGACGCACTAAACACCGGCATGGCTCACCTGGCGGCGTTCATGGAGCAGGCGTCGCAGGGCGGGCAGGCAGCCAGCCATGCGTTGGCTCAAATCGGCCTGTCCTTCGCACAACTCAACTCAATGACTCAGGACGAACGCCTACGCGCTATCGCCGAAGGGCTGAACGGCGTTGCTGATGCTGGCCAACGAATCGCGTTGCAGCGTGGCATTTTCGGGCGATCCGCGATGGACCTGAATTTGAGCGGCGGCGCGGCCGGCATGGCGGCCAGGCAGGCACGCAACGAAGACCTTGGCGGCGTGATGACCGCTGAGCAAGTCGCGATGGCGGTCGCGTTCACGCGGTCGGTGAAAGAATTGGGCGTCGTTTCGTCGGCGATCTGGCGCGAGTTGGGGCAGATCATCGCGCCGTTTATGACGCTGTTCAACAATTTGATCATTGATGTTTTGATTCGTGTGAGGCAGTGGATCACGGAAAACCAAAACTTGCTGACTGGTGCGCTAATCCTCGGCGGCGTGTTGATGGCGCTTGGCACGATCATCACGTACGAGGCCATGCGCTGCTACATCGCGGCCGGCGCGATCAAAGTGCTGATTTTTTTGGTTGGAGTTGCGTCGTCGTTGTTCAGCGCCTTCGGCGCGGTCATCGGCGCAGTCGGATTCGTTTTGTCCGGCGCATTCGTTCCCGCTGCCATCGCGGCTGGTGTCGCATTGCTCAAGGTCGTGCTGCTCTTGGCGGCGGCGGCCATGGCGTTCGCATGGGTCGCGGTAATCGCCGGGCTTGTGGCAATCGCGGTTCGCATGCTGTGGCTTCGAGGGATCATTCAGGAAGCCTGGGCGTTCGTCGTTGGCGTTGCAATAGCGGCGTGGGAAATGCTCGTTGATGAAATCGCCGTTGGGGTCAATTTCATCGCGGGCATATTTAGCTCGTTGTTTAGTGGCCCTGGCGGCGCTCTGACGGCTTGGTTTGGCCAACTCTGGGCGACGGCGTCAGAAGTCACCGGCATGATCGGCGACGCATTCGCGAGGACATGGGGCCGCGCCGTCGAATTGCTTGGCCCGTTGTGGCAAGCGGCGGTGACGACGTTCGGCGCGATCCGAAACGCCATCGCCGGGAACGACATGCAGCTGGCCTGGGAAATCGTCGTCACGTTTTTCCAACTCACCTGGGCAAGGCTTGTGGCGTTCCTACATGCCTCATGGATCGACTGGAAATTCACCGTTCTCAACGCGATCGACGAAATCACGGACTTCCTCTACGACACGTTTTCCACGGTCTGGACGGAAATTAGGGTACTTGCGATCCAAGCATGGGAAGCAATCAAGGCGATTGTTTATCCGATCATCGCCAGAATGTTGCAAACCACAGGGATCGCGTTAGCTGCGGTTCCTGGCCAAGAAAGTCGATCGGCGGCGCTGATCGCCGCCTCTGGCGGATTGACCGTTGTGCCCAGAACGGCTGACGCGGTTCGCGCTGATGTTTTGGCCGGCGCGGCGGCGGAAGCCGCACAGTTCAACGCGGAACGCAATGCGTTGATTGGGCGAATGCAGGCCGATCTTGCTGACGAAATGGCTGCCGCCGATGGCCCGAATCGTGCGCGAGTCGCACAACTCGACGCACGGCTGGCGGAACTGGCGGCGCAGGCTCAAGCGGCTGCCGACGCGGCAGCGAACCCGAACATAGCGCCAGGCGGTCCAGGCTTCGCTAATCGCGGCCAAACGTCCGCCGGAGCGTTCTCTGCCGCATTGCTCGCCGGATTCATCGGCGCCGAGACATCGAGCGGCGAAACGGCTGCCGAGCGTGAAGCGCGGCTGGCCCGCATCAATCTGGATGAAATCGTTGCCGAACTTCGGGCGAGGCCCGGGGTGGTGATGGGATGAGCACGATCTACTACTACCTTGGCCAGCCGATCACGGTTCGCGAAGAAGCGAAGCAGGAAGTCGGCGTTCACTATTACACGCCGACAAGTAAGCGGACCTGGACACTTTCGGGAACCACGTCACGCGATGCGGCAATGGCGATTTGTTCGCAGGTGATCCCGGCATTGGATATTCGCGGCGGCGTGGCTTGCTACTTCGAGAATTACGACCTCAAGGAAAAATCGACGGGCGTCTGGGAGGCAACGGCGAACTGGAAACGCGCGCCGGTCAGCTACGATTTGAGCGTTGACACGACGGGCGGCACGGGAAAAATCCTGCAGTCGATCCGCACGAAGAAGATGATTTCGCTGTTGAGTCCGTCGGTTTTCGGCCTCGATCCAGGCGTTGATATCAGCGAACTCGACCCGCCGCCGAACTTCAAACGGGCCATTGGCGTCACGGCAAACGGCGTTGACGGCGTTGACGTGACCGTGCAGAAATTTGACTTCTCGGTCAATTACAAATGGAAGTTTTCGACGCTGGCGTCAACGTATCTCAAGACGATTTACGACATGACCGGCTGCGTCAACTCGAAGAATTTCGACCTGGCGTACAAGGGCGAAGTGCTGACGTTCGCCGCGGGCGATCTGAAATTCCTTGGCGCACCAATGCGGCAAACGTCCGACGACGAGTTGGACATCAACTATCGTTTCTCGGCGATCAAGGGAATTTCGGTCTCGCCGCCGGCAGAACTCTGGAAGGCGTCGCGCGAATACAAGCCCGATTATTGCGTTGACGCCCGGGAGCTTCTGCCGAACGAAAACAACGTCGTTTATCGCTGCCTGGTTGACCACGTGGCAGCGGTCGCAAACGCGCCGCCGAATCCGGATTTTTGGGACTTGGCAAACTTGGCGGTCGGCGACGGCCCGCCCATCGAAAAGCAGGGATGGGATTACCTGTGGGTCTACTACGAAGATCGCACTGATCCGGACACGAATCGCATCGTGAAGCGTCCGCGCTACGCCTATATCGAACAAGTTTATCGGCGCGACGACTTTGATAAATTGCAACTCAACCTCTTGGGGATTTGACCATGAAAATGAGCACAGCCGCGCGGAACGCAATGGCTGACGCATTGTGCGGCCTCGTCGATTCCGGCAGCCACATCTACATTCGCACGGGTGCCGCGCCAACCAATCCAGGCGACAGCGACAGCGGCACGTTGCTTGCGACGCTGGCCATGAACGCGACCGCGTTCGCGGCGGCATCCAGCGGCGTGGCGACGGCGAACAGCATTTCCAGCGAGACGAACGCACCGAACAGCGGCACGATGGGCCACTATCGAATCAAGAACAGTTCCGGCGTCGTCGTCTGGCAAGGCACGGTCGGCACGTCCGGTGCCGAGCTGAATTTCGACTCGATCACCGTGACAGCTGGTGGAACCGTAGCCATCACGTCATTCACCTTCACGCAACCAGCGGGGTCATGATGTTGCTTCCGAATCCAGTGGCTTCCGGCGATGGTATCGTTGGCCGCGCCGAATTGTTGGAAAAGACGCTGCGCGAAATCGTCGCCAGGGCCAATGAGCAGACGGACGCACGCACGCGAAACGACTTGTTTCTTTTGATCGCTGAAATTGAGCGACTCAAAAAAGGCTAATTCATGGCAGGCGATCCACTACGGCTGTTGAGCGTCGGCGACCGCATTCGCGCGGGCGAGGGGCCGTTTAACGTCCAGTGGCACAACCAAGTCACCGAAGCCGTCAAGGCCACCCAGCGAGAAACGATCGCCGGCCAATCTGCCGTTCCCGTTGACGACACACTCGACGAACACGTTTGGGTGGCGAATCCGTCAGCCGAGCCGATCGGCGAGTACACGGCGGTCGGCATCGCCGGTTTTTGCGTCGTGCCGGACGTTGAGGGTGATTTCCGCGGACGGCTTTGTCTGCTCGCGTGCGAGCCTGCAGACGGCGCGGTTTTCGGTATCGCACAGGGGCCGATCACGGCGGCGGTAGGCACAACGAACCCGGTCCCAGGCGTCGGCAAGATCAAACTGAGCGGCGAGACGCGGGCGCGTGTCTACGTCGTTGATTCCGCTCACAGGTACGCAAGCATCATCGGCGGCGAGCTGCGGTCACACAGCAACGCAGATGCCGCCCAGGTTCAAATTGTCGTCAAATCAAACGGCACAGGCTACCAGTGGGCACTGGTGGTTTTTTGCTGCGCGACCATCACGCCACGGACTAACACCGGCACGGCGGAAGTCGCGGGGCCGGTCGGCACGGTAAGCGGTGACGGCCAACGCCTCGGCGGAATCGTGGCCGGGCCTGTCGGCACCGTCAGCGCGTCCGGCACATCGACGCCGCCGACGTATTCCGGTATTGGCGACGTTGGCGGCATGGTTGGCATCGTCAGCGCCGTCGGCCACACCTTTGGCCCGCCATCGACGGGCCAGGTGTTCGGGCCGCTGGGCATCGTCAGCGCCACGGGAACCGTCGTCAATCCGCCGCAGGGGTTGGCGATTGTTAGCGCACCGATTGGCATCGTTGCGGCTGTTGGCACATCGACGGGGCCAATTTGCACGGGATCCGGCGCGGTCACGGGGCCGACGGGCACGGCGGACGCTTTTGGCTTGGTGTTCAAAACTGCCATCAATTCACTCACAGCACTGGATTCCAGCGGCGGTATCGACGGCGTCACAGGCCCAGCCGCATGTATCACTGAATCGGTTGCCTTCACGCCACGATACCTGGTCAATGGCACGGTGGAATCTCCTGCCGAACTGCCGTTGATGATCTTCCCGGCGACGACATCGGAGATGATGTTTGATGTTCACGCTGCATCGTTGACGCGGTGTGGTGTGGTGTCGATTGTCGCGCAGTCATTCGCCGGCGCTAAGACTTTTCAGGACACGCTACGGGCCGAAATTGGCGTTGAGACGGAAGGACTGGTTTTCTACGGCACGGATAAGCGCATCTCTTTCGCCGGTACAATCGCCTCGCCCAGCGGGGTATTTATCTCCGCGACTTCGACGGACATTGCTCTGAGTGGCACGCGGCCCAAGTGCGATTTGAACGCGAATGAGACGCTGTACTTTTTGTCGATCAGTGAGACGGGCCTCGGCTCGACGGCGGCTGAGGGCATCGCGTCGCGTCGGTTCATGACCTACGACGGCCATTTGGTAATCGGCGGCGCTGGCTGGTACGCTGGCACGACGGGAACCGATCCATCGGGAAATTATTTCTCAAATGGTCTTTGTCTCCAAATTGGCTCGGGCAGCGGCAGCATCATCGACGTGGCCCACGGCGGCCTTGGCGCGGACAACTCGGCATCCGTTGGCATTCCAACGTTCGCATCGGGCGTCGTTTCGTTCACCGCTCCAACGACGGTTGGCACGCATTTTCTCACACTCACCAATCCATCGGCTGTCACCTTCATTCGCATCAACGCCGACAACACGGTATCGGCACTCTCGGCATCGGCATTCCGCACGGCTATCGGGGCTGGCACAGGCAGCGGTGACTTGCTCGCGGCGAACAACCTCAGCGACCTGGCAAGTGCATCGACAGCGAGAACGAATCTTGGCCTCGGCTCGCTCGCAACTCAATCTGGAACTTTCAGCGGGACCTCGTCCGGCACAAATACCGGCGACCAAACCATCACCCTTACCGGAGACGTGACAGGGAGCGGAACTGGATCATTCGCCGCTACCATCGCCGCAGGCGCGGTGACCGAGTCGAAGCAAACGCTGTCGGACGTGACGACGTTGAACGTCAGCACGACCAAGCACGGCTACGCTCCGAAGTTGCCCAACGACGCTACGAAATACCTTGATGGTACTGGTGCTTATTCCGTTCCATCCGGTGCAGGTTCGGTCACGAACGTCTCGAATACTGACGGCTCAATCACAGTCGCCACTGGCACGACGACTCCCGTGGTGAGCATCACCCAGGCGAAACGAGGATACACCGGCGGCTCGTGGAACATCGGTTTTACCTACACGGCATCGGCTGGCGTTGGCACGGTCACGCTTACCGATGCAGCAGGCAACACGCTTTCATCATCGTCGCTGGGGGCGTTGCTGTTCCAACAGGGAACAGGGCTTGCCACGGAAAAAGATTTGACGGCAGCGGCAACGCTGACGCTCAGTAGTAGTGCAACGCTCGGTGCGGCATCGACAAACGCACGAATCTGGATTGTCGCGTTCAATGATGCCGGTACGGTGCGATTGGGCGCCATCAACTGCAAGTCGCTCCCGACAATCTACCCGCTGTATGAAGCGTTGCCCAGATCATCAACCGCCATAAGCGGCTCGGCAACCTCAGCTGGCGTGTTCTACACAGGTACGGCGGTCACGTCGAAATATTATCGAATCATCGGGTACATCGAATTCGACTCGTGGACGCCTGGCACATGGGTTGCCGCGTCACGGGCCGCTATTTATACGCCTGGAATGCCGTTGCCAGGTCATATTGTCCAATGCGTCAGAGCATCACTAACTACCGTTGCGACTGGTACAACGACGGTTCCTCTTGATGACACGAAGCCACAAAAAACGGAAGGCGATCAATACCTGACTTGTTCGATTACGCCAATATCGGCAGCCAATTGTATTCAGTATTGGGCCGAAATACCTATGACCGCCAACGGCAACGTTGCTTGCGCGGCATCGCTCTACATTGACAGTGACAGCGACCCGGTCGAAACGGCGAGCGTTTGGTTCATCGCAGCGCAAGCTGGGTATATCACGTCTCCGTTGGTGCTTCGTGGGTTCGCGGAAACTCGTGGAGCAACGAGCCAAACGTACAAACTACGAGCAGGAGGAAACACAGGGACGTTGACGGTCAACGGCTCTGGCGGCACGCGGTACTATGGCGGTGCGTGCGAGACAGAAATTGACCTGTGGGAGATCATGTCATGAGTAATGCCGTGGCGATTGGAACGACTGTAAAAACGGTAAGAATGGAAGAACCGCCGTTCCCGCCTGATGATGGCGTGTCCCGCGCTCAGGTCAACGGCTATTGGGTTGACTACGTTGGTGCTTTGCCAAACGCTGAGGACGTTCGCAAAATCGTCGCTCCGAACGCGGACGAACTTGCGGCTGTGGACAAGGCTAACGCTGACACGTTCATTGCGTCGAGCCATCCGCAAGCCAGAGCGACGCGGGCGATGGGCAGGGTGACGGCCAACGCAATCGCTAACCTCGCACAGAAGTTCAATGGGCTGCTCGCGATCCTCAGCCAAGGGCGACTGCCGACGCAGGCCGAGGCCGATGCGCTCAAGGTCACGGTGCGAAAGTGGCCCGTGCTGCTCGCGGCGGCGAAAGCCGAAAATGACAACGAGACCGATCCACAACAGTAGCCGCCGATTTGCATCCGGATGGCATGAACGGTTATAGTTCGCTGACTTGGAGAAAAACGTATGCCTGAGTTAGACCCCGCGCCAATACCAACGTCACCGGACGCAATCACGCCCGACGAAGCGGCCGCGCTAAAAGCTGTCGCGGCCAAGCTGGTTCGACGTGCGGAAGACGCCGCCGTGAAACAGGGCTGGCTAACGTCGCCCTACGCGAAGTGGGCGATTGGCGCGTTGCTGACGGCGCTGCTCGGGGCAGGCGGCGTCGTCGCTGGGCGATACTCTGCGACGGCGCCGGAACCAGCGCCAAGCCCGCCGACTGTTGATGTCGGCAAGTTGATCGGCGACGGGTTCGCCAGCCTCGGCGGATCGCTCAAGGCGATTGGCGACAAGCTCGCCGCGATCGACGGCAAGATTGACGGGAAGCCTGCGCCAGTGCCGCCGATGCCAATTCCGCCGCCTGAGCCGGACGATTGGGGCGAGGCTGCTTTGCCGTTGGAGGTCAAGGCCGAATCGGGGCGCATGATCGTTGTCGAGGCGAAGATCAAAGGCGATTGCCGTTGGCTGATCCCGCCGGACTCGCCGTGCGACCGGTTCGAGAGCGGCAAGAAATTATCGCTCACGCCGTCGGCTGCGGTGGATTTCGCGGTTGGCGTTGTCTCGATCCCTGATGGCGTCGTTTCATGGACAAGGATCAAAGCCGCGAAGCCTGCACCAGTCCCGCCGCCGCCTGATCCGAAGCCGCCAACGCCGCCGGTAAGCCCGCTGACGGCGAAACTCAAAGCCGCATACCTCGCCGATGCCGCGCCGATCGCGGTCAAGGCCGGCCAAATGGCCGCGTTGAAAGGGCTGTACGAGGCCATGGCGGACCACGCGAAAAATCCGGCGATCGTGACGACTACGGACCTGCTCGCGGATCTTCGCGCTGTGTCGTCTCAGATGATTCCGCCGACGGCGTTGGTCGAAGTGCGGAAAGCAATTTCGGCGGAAATCAACCTGTCGCTTGGCTCAACGCCGGCGGCGAAACTTGATCCCGATCTACGACCTCGCGCGGTGGATGTGTTCGCGCGAATTGCCAAGTCGCTTGGGGAGGCTCAGTAATGGCCAGCCTGCTCTTGCTCATGGCTGTGCTGAGCCTGCCAGTCGATGGCGATTACGTCGCCTATGGCGTGCCTCTGAACGTCAGCGGCTACACGCCGGGCCATGTGTTCGGGTTCGATTCGCGATCCGAGGGCGGCGCGTACTTCTTCGGCGAGGCGACGATTCACGACGACGGCACAATGACGGTGATCTGGAACGACAACGAGACTATCCACTATCGCCCAACGCTCTACGGATGGAATGGGCCTGGCAAAAACGATGTGATATGGAGGAAGCAATGGAAACGCTGAAATCGTACTTACCGAAGAACTGGAAGGAAATCGCCATATGGGCTGTCGCCGCGTGCGCCGTCATGATCCTGACATCCTACGGGTGCATCCCGAAGGATACACCGGTGCCGGCGCCACCGATCCCCGTGTTCGAGCCGACCGACGCACAGTCAAAGGGCGGATGGATCAAAGACGAAAAGGCCGCCGAGGCGGTCGCGGAGAAACTGCGTTTTCGCGTGTTCGGCGACACGCCAGCGGGCAAGGCGGCTGATCCGCTGCCCGAATCGGTCTATCTCTGGCAGGCTTACGCCAAAGCCGGCATCCGTGGCCCGCCGTCGAAGGACCAGGGGCAGGTCGGTTCGTGTGTCTCATTCGGCACAAACAACGCCGTCGAACGGTCGCTAGTCGTCGCCATTGCGACGGGCAAGGCGAATTTCGAGTTCAAGCACATCTCTGAGGAAGTCACTTACGGCGGGTCAAGGGTCCAGATTGGCGGCGGAAAAATCAGCGGCGATGGCAGCGTCGGCGGTTGGGCTGCTCAATTTGTGCATGAAGGGAAGTGGGGAGTTGTTCCAAGGGAGACCGTTGCTGGCATCGACCTATCGAGCTACAGTGAGTCCCGATGCCGGGATTACGGCCGCAACGGTCCGCCTGCCGCAATTCTTACCGCGGCAAAGAGCAATCCAGTCAAGGATATTACCCAGGTCAAAACGTGGGCGGACGCCAAACGTGCGCTCGCCAACGGCTACGCCATCGCTGTTTGCTCGGGGCAAGGGTTCACGATGCAGCGAGACGCCAACGGAATCTGCCGTGCGTCCGGCTCGTGGGCGCATTGCATGTGCCTGGATGGCTACGCGAAGATCAACGGCAAGGAATACGGCCACATCGTCAACAGCTGGGGGCCAAACGCCCACACAGGCCCGGTTGGTCCTGGCGATCCGCCGCCATGCGGGTTCTACGCCGATTCCGCCGTTGTCAATCGGATGCTCGGGGAAAACGATTCGTGGGCGTTCTCGAACGTCGTCGGCTTCCCGCCGCAAACAATTGACTGGTTCGTTCAACTCGAAGATCGCGTCGAACAAAAATCACATCGTTTCGCCAAACGAAAGGACCGATTGAAATGTTTCGATTTCTCATTGCCTCTGTAATCGCCCTGGCATTCGTGCCGCAGTCGCCCGCACAACACGACGATTCCGCGAAGTCCCGCGCCAAGGCCGCGTTGCTGCTTGCTCAGATGAAGCGTGCGACGACATGCAGCGATTGCGAATCCAAGGCGTCGGCCTCGCTGGCGTTGGCCAAGCGTCAGCGTGAACGTGATACGTGCCTCGGCGACGTGGCGGAAGCCTCGGCCAAGGCGAAGGCGGAAAACAAATGGCTGTTCGTCTGGGTGGGGATGACCTGCCACGACGCGCCGCACGTCCGCGCGGCGTTCCCGGGCGTCATCCACTGCCACGCGGACGAATCAGCGGGTGACAAGACGCCACGCTTGCTGGTTGGCCCGCTGAGCGATGGGGCCTACAAGGTGTTCCCAAGGGACGCCGTCGAAAGCGAGAAGGCCGCCGAGCGAATCCGCAAGGAGGTGGACGGCTACCAGGCCGCGCCGCCGCAGGCGTCGGTTTCGTCGGTGCGCACGCTGAATTGTTGACGGTAACTATCACCCGCCGTTGGTTGGGTTTGCCATGCACGACGACAGTGAATTTTACGCCGCAATGGGCCTCGCGTTCACGGCGGCATTGATCCTGGCGACGCTGATAATCGCGTTCGCCATCACCTACCAAGGAGTTAGACCGTGACTCAGTCCGATCTCGACAAATTGAAGAAGCAACTCGCCAAGCCGAAAAACGCCAAGGCCGCGCTGGGCGACTTTCTCCAGGCCAATCCCGACGCGGCCGACGCACTGCACGCAGCTGGCGTCAACATCAACAATCCGCTGCTCGCGCTGTTGCTGCCGATCTTGCTGCAATTCTTGCAGGATTGGTTGAGCAAGCAAAAGAACACCTGATCTGCCGCTACCGCAGGACTGTGGCACGGATGCCCGTTTTTCATCGAAAGGACAAGCCATGAAATCAATCGCGTGCATCCTGCTCTTGGCTGGGTTGTCGTTTGCACAACCGGTGCCGGCGCCGGCGCCGAAGCTATTCAACCGATGCCAATTCGGTGACGTGATTCAAATAGGCAAGGCCATCGAAATCCATGGCGAGTCGTGGACCGCCATAGGCCAGTTCCGCGACGACGGGCGGATATTCCTGTTGTGGACATCGCCATCAACAGGCGAACCATGCCCAGGCGTCTACGAATGGGTTGGCGGCGAACTGGTTGGCCATTGGGGGACGACGGACGCTGTTTGGCTCGATAAGAATGGCTCATTGGTTGGCGAGGTCCGTGCGGAGAAGTTGTACAGCACGGTTAAGATGAGGGTTGATTAGGAGTACAGCCATGAAGGTAATCCCGCGCCAGACCGACAACGGCTTCGAGGCCCACCAGTTCACCGTAGAGGCGCGCGAGTTCGTCGTGCGGTGGACTGGCGGCGTGTTCCACGGCGACGCCGATCCGCGTAAATGGGCCTTGCTGATCCACACGGGCAACGGCGTCGCGCGTGAGGCCCACTTGGGTAATTGGATCGTTCGACACGTCGGCCACTTCGATATTTTGACAAGTGACGAATTTGACCGACGATATAAGCGTCTTGACCGGCCAGGAAATGATGTGCCTGCGAACGCGCCGCTCACGTCGTCCGTCCGCGAATGCGGTTGCACCGTCTCGGATGGATGGCGGTGTCCGGTTCACGGTTCACCATGATTCACAATTTCGCCCGTTCTCAAGGAGGTTTTGATATGCGTTTTGCAATGTGTCTGATTGTGCTGCTTTGCTTCGCCATGATCGCCGACGCTGGCCCGTTCCGTCGCTCGGCAGGGTGCGCTAACGGCAGTTGCGCCGTGGCGCCAGCGTTGCCCGCGTTCCCCGCGTTCCCCGTGCCTGCCAAGGCGTTCAGCCCACTCGACCTGACCACGGAATACCGCAAGGCTATACCAGCCGTCTCGCCTGCTCCGGTTGCCGTGGTGCAGCCCCAGGCGTGCAGCGGTGGGCAATGTGGCGTCGTGCCGGCGAATCGGTTTGGCAGGGTGACGTTGCGTGTGTTTCGGCGGTAAGGTGATTGGCAACAGGCTTAGGGGTTATCCTGGGCCTGTCTCACCGGTTCGTAGTAAAAGCCCAGCCGCCGAATACGAAATAAT